TCCAAGTGTTCCATCATTATTTTTTCCTACAACTTCAGGAATCACTTTATTTACATCTTGAGCGATTAATCCGATCTGATGTTGTTTAAGATAACCAACATTATCACTAGAAATAAAGTCAAACTCAACTCCATTTAATTGAAGAACTTTACTTAAAGAATTATTAATTGAAGTAATATTTGTTTTTAATTTCTTATCAGATTTTGGAAGTCTATCGGCACGGTCAATTCTTTTTGCAACATCTCCACATTTTGCAAGATTTAGTTTTTTATTAATTTTCACATTTTTATTTAATGTCGTATCACCATATACTTTTAGATTTTGACCAATAGTTGCATTTTTCTTAACCTTTAAGTTGCCATCAGTATTAATATCAGGAGTAGTCGGTTCTTCGGGATTTTTAATTACATTCAGAGTTCCATAAAGATTAGAAGTCGCACCATTTCCTGGATAGACTTCCATTCCTGCCCACATTATTGGAGCCTTATTAAAGTTGATTGAATTATCTAGATATGTTTTGTCTTCCATATGACTATGCTATCGCCCCGTATTGAACTGTACCACCGGCATGGAAAGTTTTTTGAATATTATCGACACCGCAGGGAGAATTGGGAAGAAATATTTTTTCTCCGGTAGATGTTCCTTTAGGAGCAAGATTACCAGTCTTTGCTACACAATCTGCCTGATTTGATTGAATTACAAAACGAGAACCAGCCTTAATACTTACATTTCTTCCTGCCGTGAGATTAATATTTTCATCGGCATCAATAATGATATTTTTTCCTCGTATTTTGATATTACCATTTTTTTCTGCCGTGATTGTTATATCGCCATTCTTACCGGTAATTAGAATATCTACTCCTCCGCCAGGATTATTTTGGCCTGCAGTAATTTGAATTGATCGTTCATTAGAAATATTAAGCTTTCCACTGCCATCACTTAAACTCAGTGTAAAACTATCCTTGTCGGTGGTAACACCGTACATATTATAAACATCAGGACCATCCAATCCTAACTGTGGATTTTTAACATCTATTCCGAAGTGAGGGCCCAGTTTGCAATAACTTCTTTCTTCCCAGTTTTCCTCTCTAGCCATTTTTATACCACACAATCAATAACTTGTTTTATTTCACCCTGGAACGAAGTTCTAAATCCAAATACTGGTTTTAATTTTGCTCCAGAACCAGTTTTACTTACCACTCTTAGTATTGGTAAATCTGTAATGTCAGTAATATTTATTGGAGTAATACTAACAATTGATCCGTTATCAATCACAACATTATAGGTATTTCCAAAATTATCAGTTATGGTATCTCCCGATTGATAATTATATCCGGGATTTACAATTAAAACATCAGAAATCGTGATGTTCGGTTGGTCGATAATTATGCCACCAGTATCAATACCGCCACCACCATCAGTATCAATAATATCATCAACTTGCGGTTGGTTTCCTAATGTATAACCTTCACCATCAGAATTCATTACAATTGCCACAACCTGCCCGTTCTCGATGACCGATTGAGCCACGGCACCATATCCCTTTCCACAATTATCAGTAATTGATACAAATGGTGGATATGTATATCCAGAACCACCAGATGTAAGAATTGCTCCAATAATGCTTGCGGTATCTTCAACAATAGACCCAAAGATTGGAAGTGCCGATGCCCCAGAACCACCGCCACCAAAAATATTAATCGATGGCGGATTACATACTGTTGGTATTCCACCAAAACAATTACTCAATCCACTACCAATAAAGTCCGGATCACTAATTCCAGGATTTAAGAAATCGAGAGGTCCTATGATACTTTCAAGGGGTGATAATGGATTTTCGGTCACCGTATCTACAATTGATTTAGCATTATTTGCAAGATCCAAAATAGCATTTATATCAAAAGATGAGGATTGAATTGGTCCATAACCAATCATCCATTTCTCAACACCAAGATCCGGTTCTTCTTCTCCACAATTGAGTGACGTTGGAATACCAAGAAGACCTTCGGCATCTCCTCTTATGGAATCTTTAAGATTAAAATTACTAAAACTTAAGATAAAAGAAAGTGCTCCAAGAGCAGCGGACATTCCTGATGTGATTAAATCAATAATTCCGTTAAGTAGTCCTCCAAGAAATTGATCGATGACACAAGACACAACATTCGCAACATTTTTTAATAAGGCACAGACCATATCACTTATCAGACCTCCCAGACTTTCTATAATGCTCGCAATTAAGCAAGGAATTAATTTTTGTAATTGTTTTACTGGTTCAATTGTTGCCTTCTGCGCTTCTACTCCCACTAAATGTGACGTAGATTCACCTTGCGATTGTGCCGCCGCTTTTGCTGCGTCATATACTTGTCTCACACCTTGTTGTAAAGCTGGTTCTAATTTCTCATAAGTACCATTCACAACTCCTGAAACTATTTCCGTGCTAATCCCTTGTATTTTTTGAGAGATCTGTTCGCATAATTCTTCGACTCTAGCATCAATCCATTCTTGTGCCTGATTTGGAAATGATTTTAGGTCCTGTAGATACTTAATCGCATTTTGCAGTTCTGTGGAAATTTTTTCCATCTTGGAACCGGGTTTTGTTGTCGCAAATTGGATTATATCTCCATCTCCACCAAACTGAGGAAGTGCGCCAATACTATTTGCAATTTGCGGTGGTAGAGGACTAGGAGTTGTTTGTGTCGTTCTTGTCTGTTCGTTTTGTTCGTTCTTCTTTATTCTGGAACCATCATTTGTGATTCGGTTTGTATATCCGGTAAATGGTATAAAAGGACCGACATAATCTTCACTTGGAACCTGATCTGTTCTTCCAAAACAACCAGATATCACAGGGATTTGGGCATTATCACCATCCAGAAAAAATCCAAATACAATATCACCCTGTTTTAACTTATGATTAGTACCATAATTTGCAGCACCGGTTCCATCTGTTGTAGATAAAAGAACCTGAGCCCAAGGAAGATCTTCATTTGACAGTTCTGCTGTACTATAAGGATGATATCCCATAATACGAACTTTGGATCTATTTCCCCATCCATCTCCATTTATCTGTGCGTCTTGAGATTCTGTGGGAGGAATCTGCCCTATCCACCACCGGAATCCGTCTCTACCAATAAAATTACTTTTGAGTAGTGATTCGTCTATCATATTCTTTCTTTATTGTTAACGCCAAAGGTATCTCTTAATAACTTCATCGATGTATAAGAATTATTCACATTGAAATGATGACAAAGTTCCTTAATCATATATAGACCACTTGTTTCTGAATCGTGTTCTCTCTTGTCCGTTTGTGATACAGCAGGAAATAAACACTCAATAACATCTCCCGCTCTTAAATCTATATTTCCCGGAACCATTACATTTAAGGTTTGAGTAAAAAGAATATTATATCTCATTAAAGATTGGGATTGATATAGTGATGGATCGGCATTTTCAGATTTTGATACTTCTTTTTCCACAGTTCCAATATCCAAAATAGCGGTAATAATTCTAGAAGGAGCATCACCCAGTGATAAATTAGAACCCTCTGATATTTTAGGAAGTCGTAAATCTGACCCACCAAGATTTTTTGTCTTATTAGCATAGTTATTTAACTGAAAAAGACCCTTCCGTGGATCCGTAAATGTAAAATCTAATGGATTAAAAAATATTCTTTGACTCGCATAGGTTCCTAGACGGAGTTTCTCAATTAAATTTTGATTTTTTTCTGTATTATAATTCAGAATCTTAAACTGATTATTAACCTTTTCGTTATTTTCATTATAAGAAACGGTTGTTGGACTATAAACATATGTTGCTTTTGGTTTTTGAGAAATTAAATTATCAATCGCACGAAACTGAAATCCATCACGAGTTTGATAAAATACAAATCCGGCAGTTGCATCTCCAGAAACCACTGGCACACCTTTAGATGCTAACCAAATTAGTGTGGTGAATGGTTTTCTCATATTTCCAATAAATCCATACTTATTAGAAGTCTCATCAATTTTTCCAATGCTATCAGTTTTTAATACATCTGTTAAGATTTTACGAACCGATTCACTAATCTTTGATGATGTCGAATATCTTCTTGATACTCTTGAAGTTTCATTTGTAATTGCCTCTCTTGAGACTAGATTTAGAGTGAAACTTTCTTGTTGTGCCTCAGAAATTACATCAGTAATACTCGAAACATAAAGATATTTTTTTGGATTATTTGAGAAATCCAGTGATTCTCTTCCCGAAATATTTCCGGCAACTTTCATCGAAAGTCTTTCACCACCACGAAGAGGAAGACCATTATAAATTGATTGTCTTTCTCCGTCTTGGTCCTTAAAAGATGTAATTGTTTCTCCGGTATTAACTACTTTAACTCTGGCAGTAATGGTTGGAGAAAAAATATCCTCAAAATATTCAAGTGCAATTGTACCATTTTTGATGTCAATCGTTCTTTTTTGGTCGTTTGACTCAAGAACTAGTTCTTCGTATAGGGACTTACTAATTGACATTATAGGTAGGCGAGATCGAGTAGAAGTTTATTTCGCATAAAATTATTTAACAAGGCAAATTCACTAATTTGTAAAGATCCTCCACCAGAAGAACCGCCGCCACCAGAATACATCATTTGTTGAGGTGGAGATGAAGGATTTTGAGAAACAATTACGGTTTGTCCTTTTCTTTCTGGTGTCAATGATTGAGTTATTTGTGGATTTTGAGGAGTTCTGGTTGATGCAATTTGTGCCGGTGATGGTGTTATTTGTGCCGGTGATGGTGTTGATTGTGGCGTTTGTCCAGATTTAATTGGACCTGGAGAAGCCCCAGAATTTGCCATTTCTATTGTGAATCCGCCGCCAGTGCCAAGATAGTTTTTAGCAGCAACACTTAAATCTAACATATGATTACCTGCATGTCCTTTGACACCACGACCAACATCATTAACTCTAATTACTGCTTTTTTTCCTTTTGAGTTTGTAACTATTACATTAAATGGTTTTTTAAGAGTCCTTCCACCAGGAAATCCTTGAGATGGAACAGTCATTGATGATGGAAGTTTCTTTATCAGTGGTGGAAAAGCAGCAGCAGAAAACACATTTGATCTATATCCCTCTCCAGTAGAAGTTTCTGGCAATCCATCTTTTGTTTTAGCTCCACTTGCATTTATACCACCTAACGCAGGGTCATAGTATGACGTTTTTGCATCTCTTGATATTAACTGACCAGATATTCCGGATCCCGAAGATGATGAAGGAGTTCCCATTAGATTTTGTTGTGGTTGACTTGTTGGTGGTTTTGTTTGTGTTACTTCGCCCGTTGATTTAACATTTCCACCTTTTACAACTCCACCATTAAGAATGAAAGAATCTGGATCCATAAGTCCAGTTATCTGAGCTGATCCTCTATTATATCCTGTTCCAAGATCCAAGTGCATATGAGGACCAGTAGAAAGACCGGTACTCCCAACTTTTCCTACCACTCTTACACCACCATCTTTTCCAGAACCAGTTCCAACCTTATCACCTTGTTTGACTAAAATAGCAGATAAATGATTTATCTTTATATACCTACCATCATCAAGTTTTATAGTAACAAAATTTCCATAACCACCATTATATCCAGTAGAAGCTTCTACCACTACACCGGGAGGAACTACAGAAAGAGGTGTTCCTCCTGGCATAGGAACATCTCTTCCAGTATGTCCAAAAGCAGTTGCTCCGGAACCAAGTCCATCTCTTGTTCTAAATCCTCTGTTTCCAAATTCTGATTTAGATATTTTTTGCCCACCAGTAGAAAAATAAGTCGTAGTTGACCCACCACTATAAGGTGCAGTTTGTTCGTAGGCACCCTCATTAGTATTTTCAGTTCCGGTCGATGGAGCATCCTCACCAGATGCAACACCTTCGGTTAATGGAGTTGTGATTAATTTAATGGCATTCTCAAAGTCAGTACCCCAATTTTCAACACTTAAATTTAGTTCATCAAAGGCAGTACTAACTCTTCCGGAAGTATCAAGAAAATCAAATGTCATTAAATTCGTTAAACCCGCACCTAAAAGTTTTGTAAAATTTTTAAATATATCAATACTATTTGTAATAAAACCTCCAAGTATCTTACCCATTTGTTGAGTTCTGGCAATAAACTCCTTTCCCATCGCAATCCAAGTGGGTAGATTGTTAATTATCCATCCTGCGGTCACATAACTAAGAAATCCTATTAATCTTTCAAAAAATCCTTTGGCACTACCGGCAATTAACTGCGAAGGTCCACGAGGTCTTGTTACAAGATTCGATGCTTCAAGTTGCTCCTCTCTTTGCTTTCTTCTTTCATTTTCTTCCCTACGGTTTTGTAAAATTGTTTGTCTCTGGAATATTTCTTTTTTAACTCTTGTCCTATTGAGTAGAATGCTCTGTAGTTTTTTTATTGTCTTTGTTGAACTCGTAGGAACTTTTGACTGAAGTGGTGATGAGATTGCCATATTACATTACCACATTATAGTTTAATTGAGAATAAAGAACATAAAAATTATCAGGATTAGAAGAACTAATCAGAGGAGTATCGGTTCCATTTGTTGGTGCCCGTGAAATGGAAGATTGTTGATTATTACTTTGACCCGATGGCATCATAATAACATTTGGTGCTGGTTCAGTAAGTTCTCCTACATTTTGAGTGGGTTTGGGAAGTGGTTGAACCTCTGCCGGAGAACTTATATTTGCATCACTTGGTTTGGCATTCATAGCAGCATTTGCAACATATATCTCCAATTCTTTTCCTGACAATCCTTGTACTTTAGCTTCTTCTCTTGCCTGTGTTGCTGCCTTAAATTGTTCGCTATTCAGTGCTTTATCGGGTCTTTGTCCGGGAACTAGTGCTCCTGGAGGATTATTTAATGAAAGTTCTGATGCCTGTGGTGCCATAGATGTTGTTGGGGTGCTGGCAGCAGGAGCAGCAGTACTAGCAGAAGAAGAGGCACCAGCATCAGAAGTAGGTTGAATATTTGGACTTCCGGGTACTGGACCAGGAGTCATATTTTTTGGATCAGTTTCAGATTTTTCATCTGTTTTATCTCCCATTAACGGAGTTTGTGCGGTTGATGTTGATGAAACTTTTGCTGCTGATGTTTCTGTTGTTGATGTTGATGTTGTTGTTGTTGGTTTTTGTTTTTTCTGTTTGGTTTTCTCTTCTTCAAATGCTATTTTCGCTTCTTTTTCTTTATTTGGATCTTTACCAAAAATATTTGTTCCAAATACTTCTGCTATATTATCTGCGGCATATCCAACTGCAAATAAACCTTTTATGAATTTTCCAGGTCCAAAGGAAGCTACTATAGGCATTAGAGCATCTACATATTCACCATTTTTAAAGTTCATAAATGATTCTACAGCTGCCCAAGCAACTCCAAAAATTCCTGGACCTTTTCCTCCACCACCACCACCGCCAGGTTTTTTTGGACCAGGAAAAATATTTTGTAGAAGAGGAGCACCTCGAAGAGTATTTGTTAAAGCTTTTATAGGTGCCAGAGCAAGTCTAGTCACAAAACCAGCAATTTTTCCAGTAACTCCGGTAATAGTCTTAATTATCAAATCAAATCCTCCTTTGATTGCGGTAAATACTTTTATGGCATCTCCGATACCATTAAGAACATTATCTTTAATTTCTTCTAATTTTTCTTTATTTCCTTCTGCGTTTGCCTTGAGTGCCTCAATTCCTTGATTCGTCAACCATCCGGCAAATAATGTAGTTAGAGCCTCTCCAATTCTTCCAAATATATTACCAACTTTTTGCTGAAGAGCCTGAACTGGTTTTGCAAGAGCATTTGTAATGTTTTGTTCTAATTGAGATTCTTTTCCCAGTCTAATATTTTTTTCTAAAAGTTTTCTTTCATTTTCTGCCTTTGCCGCTTCCTGTTGCTTCTCTAGGGCACTATCTTGCTGTATAAGATTAGAAACAGTTCCAAGACCATTATTTAAAGTTGCGGTTTCTGTTCGTAAGGCATCTATTGTACTTTTAAGAGCAGAAATCTCTTGAGTTTGTTGAATATTTTGAGTTTGTTGAATCTCTAGATTTCTTTCAACATTAACTAAACTTGCCTGAGGTTGTATTGCAAGAGCACCGCCTCTTCCTCCACCGGCACCACCACTTATGACAGAACGAGAAACTGTTCTTGCCACAACATCTATAGTGGGTCCGATTGGAGATGATAGACTAGCCATTCTGTTGGTTCTTTAGATTTTGCTCTTCAATATATTGCGAAAGAAGAGTAATATAAACCTCTTTTTCCCAAGGTATAAGATTTTCTAATTCGGTCAAAGAATATTTATGATGCTGCATTAACTGAAATGTAGTCCTGTAGTATGACTCCAACGAAGTGTGAGCCATTCCTAGGCGAAAAAAGATGTTAGTCCCTCCAATACGACCTCACTTTCAACTTTAGTATTAGGATTCTTTACCTTAATCGTATAAGATAATTTAGGCATAGTCTCAAAAAACTTTTCAATTTCCTTAAACTGATTTGTGGTGAGTTGCTCCAAAAACTCATTCAGTTCTTTTTTAGTTGTATCCACAGCATTCCAAGATTCTTCTTCACTATAAATTTGCTCTATACAAGCACAAATCATCTCAAAAGTATCATCCACACTCACAGATTCATTATTATTAAAGTTATTCTTAATGAACTCTTGCATCGATGGATATTTCATACGAAGTGTTAAGACATCATCAAGTTTAATGTCCTTTGAATGATTTTCATCTACATTTACTTTAATTTCATCCAGATTAATAGAAACAGGAACTTGAGTGGTCCCATCATCGGGGCAGGTAATTAGAACATCTACCGATTCTCCAACAGACTTTCCACGAACATTCAGAAACAAATATTCAATATCAAAGGTTGCCAATTGTTCTACCTTGATTCCTCTCGTAAGAATACAATTTGAAATTACAGTTTTGACCGCTTCTGCAATTTGTTTTGTATCCTCACTTTCCATCGCAATAATTAAAACCTTTTCTTCTCTAACTAAAAAAGGTCTATACTTAATATTCTTTTTTAATGAAGGTATTTCCAACTCATATGTTGGCACCGCAACTTTTGGGAGCATTTTTTTAAATTCAAATCAATTAAATTTTTATTTATACAAGAAAAGGAGCATTTCTGCTCCTCTCTTCCCGAAAAGAACCACCAGTTCAGGCATTAATATTTATATTATCTTATAAAGTTCAGATAAACTTATTTATGTTACAATTGTTGGATTTACATTTCCTGGTGTAAAAATAACTCCTCTAACGCCACTCTCTCCAAGTGCAGAACCTGTTCTGTAAACTACTCTTTGGTTATTGTTGGTTTGAGTACCTTGATTATTTTGATTATTTTGATTACTTTGATTGTTGTTATTATTTCCAATAAACTCATTTAAGGAAAGAGACTTTCCGGCAATATAACGATCATATTCGAAAGTTACTGACATTTTAAGAATTTCAGATGAAGTATAACTTACCGGAATTGATGACATTGCCGATGGAAATAAACCAATAAAGGTATATTCCACTTCTTCATTATAATCTCTATCAAACTTTATGATTGTGGTTGAATTGGATTTATAATATTCTGGATATTGCATTCTCGAAATATAATCTCTGCGATTCTGTCCCACAGGAGCAAGTTGGCTTCCAATTGGATTATTAGAACCACTTGCGATAAACTCCATCCAACTTTCCATAAATTTAAGAGCATTATAATTTCTATCTACATAAAACTCAAGAATAATTGCAGAATACTGTCTTGTATGAGCGAACTTCTCTGTTATACCCATAAAGTTTCCACTAATATTTGCGGTTGCCATAGAAGTAGTTGGAAGAGATGCAGAAAAGCAAAGTAGACCACAATCTTCGGCAATAAATCTTGAACTAATTCCTTTACGAAAAAGATAAGACATTAGTGGACCTCCAACTGGTCCAACTCCACCAAATCTTACTTCATAATGAGAAGTTTGTGCGAGATTTGTGAATAAAGGTTTAAAATCTGATATTTTACGGATACTGGGCACTCTAAATACCTTTTATGAGTCCTAATAGTATAAGTATTTAGATGTCTTATAAGGGAAATTAATTACTATAAATATAAGGGAGACCCAACAGAAAGATAATGTTTGTATATCAAATAGTCAATAAAATTAATAATAAAAAATATATTGGAATAACATCTAGATCATTAGAAAAAAGATTTAAAGAGCATAAGAAACATTTAAATTGTGGCATAGCAGCGGCAATTATAAAATATGGAGAGGATAATTTTTATATTGAAAAATTAGAAGAATGTAGTAATTGGGAAGATTTATTGAAAAAAGAAAAATTATGGATCAATAAAATTAGTCCCGAATACAATAAAACATTAGGCGGAGAAGGATTATTTGGATTTAATCACTCAGAGGAAACTAAAAATAAAATAAGTTTAAAAAATAAAGGAAAACCTACTCCAGATCCTGAAGGTAATAAATTAAAAGAATATAGAGAATTATATGGAAATTTTTGGACTGGGAAAAAACACACAGAAGAATATAAAAAATTAAAGTCTATAGATAGATTAAATTACTATCAAACAGAACGAGGAAAAAAACAAAAAGAAGAAATATCAAAAACTTTAAAAGAAAAAGGTATAAGACCTCCAGATAATGCATTAGGATCAACAAAAGGAACAAAATGGTGGAATAATGGAAAAATTAATAAAAGATCTATTGAAAGTCCAGGAGAAGATTTTATATCCGGAAGAATAAAGGGAAAATGGAAATGGAATAAAAACAAATGAAAAAGTTTTTACAAGGAAAATATTCTCCAAAATTTCCGGAAAAATATAAAGGAAATCCCTGCGAAATCTATTATAGGTCAAGTTGGGAATTAAAGTTTCTCAAATATTGTGATACGAATGAAAATATTTTAGAATATGCATCCGAAGAACTGGCAATTCCTTATCGTTCTCCCGTAGATTCAAAAATTCACAGATACTTTCCTGATGCATATATAAAAGTCAAAGAACCAGACGGAAGTATCAAAAAATATCTGATTGAAATTAAACCTCATAAACAAACGATGCCTCCACCCAAACCAAAAAGGCAAACCAAAGGATATATCTATGAAGTATATGAGTATGCCAAAAATCAATCAAAATGGGAAGCAGCAAAAGAATATTGCAAAGACAGAGGATGGACCTTTAGAATTCTCACTGAAAATGAACTTTATGGAAAATAAATAATTCTACTGATGTAGAATAAATAACTAAAAAGATAAATGGCAATCGCTAAACCTTTTAATTATAGATATCCAAGTACAAAACTCTCAACATCTGATGATTATTTAAGAATTACTTTTCTTCAGTATGTGGCACCGGGACTTGGTTATAGTCCAGGCACACTTTCCTTAAGATCTTCTGATGATGTATATGGTAATGTAGGAGACCCGATGGATAGACCACAGCAAAAGGGAACTGTTATAATACCAATTCCTGATGATATAAAAGATAGTAATAGTGTGTCTTGGAGTCAAGGTTCAATGGGACCTTTACAAGCAGCAGTTGCCGCTGCCGGAGGAGGATTACTTGGATCTGGAACTCCTGAAGAGGTCGAATCCCAAATTAAAGCAGGAATAGAAAAAGTTTTAGGAGCCGCCTCTTCTGGAACAACACAAAGAATGACACAAGCAGCAATCACAGGTTTGGCGGCAAATATAGTTTCCGGAAAAAATACCGAGACAGAACAATTTACTTCAAGATTTGCCGGAACAGTATTTAACTCAAATATTGAATTACTTTTTAGTGGAATTACTTTGAGACAACCATTTACTTTTGCCTATGATATTGTTCCTCGTTCCAAAGGAGAAGCAATAATAATCAAAGAGATTATTAGAAAATTTAAAATACACAGTGCCGCAAAAAAAGGAAAAGCAGGGAACGATGCCGCTGGATTGTTTCTTAAGGCACCCGAAGTTTTTAAAATAGAATATATGAGTGGAGGAAGACCACATCCATATCTAAATAGATTTAAGATGTGCGCTCTTATGAATATAACGGTAAATTATACTGGTTCAGGAACTTATGCGACTTATTCAGATGCCACGCCGGTTCATATGATTATGGCATTAACATTTCGAGAACTCACTCCAATTTATGCAGAAGATTACGAAACAGGTACAGGAAGTGAAGGAACAGGATTCTAATGTCATATTT